CACCGAGAACAATCATTTGAATTTGATACAGCTCTGGAGATAAACTATCAGTAGCACCTAAACTTAAAACTTTGTCCCATACAACTAATTTTGTATTATAGAGGATAAAAGGAGCAGCCCAAAGAATCCTAACCCATCGCTCAACTGGATCACTTTGGGCAGCAAGAATACTTGTTTTTCTAGACTCAAGAATGGCAATACGCTCATTTGCTGCAATTCGTTCTTGTTCAGTTTTTGCATTCTCTCTTGTTTTATATGCATCGGTTAAGTCTCTCGTAATTTGTGATAAACTAGAAAGAAATAAATTGGAAATTATTTTCCACATTATTTAAACCATTTAGGCTTCACAAATCTATCCCATGACATCCACAGAACAGAAAAAAGAGCCATGCCTGCGCCAACAAGCGGATCAATTTGAACTTGTTCGATTTGACCTGCTGTCCAAAGATAAGTACCTAATGAAAGCAGTAATTGTCTAATTAAAATCGTGATTGCTTCATACATTTTATTTACTCCCGAAAAGAATTTTTAAAAGGCTCAGAATGGCATCTAGAAAGCTCACTGATGGCTTTTGAGGCTTTTCTGGTGTAGGAGTACTAGGGACTACAGGAACGCTCTCCTTGGGCTTTTCTGTGGCTTTTAGGCCATAACCAGCTTCTTTAAGACCTTTCTCAAATACAAGAGCTAATTTAGCAATCGTCTCAGCTTTGTCAGTACCATTCACAATACGTCTGGCGTTCTTATATTCTCTTAATTCTTCAGTATCATTTTCATCATTATTATCGATGTAGTCATCTAATTTCTTGCCAGTGAACCAACCTTCATTCATACCTACAAAAAGAATAGGTAAAGCATATTCTGGTTCCATCACAAGATCAGGATTTTTTACAAAATCTACTTTGAAATAGTCTGAAGCCTTTTTGTAATTGTAGTCCCAAGTTAACTGAATATATCCTCGGCCATAATAAGGGTAATAACGAAAGTTCCTTTTACGCCAAGCTTCATCTTTCCAATAAGCTTCTCTCACAGGCATCATTGTCTGCGCAGTTTCCCACCAAGCGGTAGCAAGAATATAAGCTGCTTGTTGTAAGTTTTCTTCCTTGGCCTCAATATAATCTAAGACTTTATCCATACCAATTACATTTTGAGTAGTAAGATTTAGATGAGGTCTTATAGTGTCATAAAATTTAATTTTATTCATTGTTAACTAATCCTAACCATTAGACCAATTCTTCGTCGAGGTGAAGCATCTTGATCAAGAGTTACACCAGAGATGTTTCTCCAGGTCCCAGTTTGCTGAGTTCCACCACTATCAGAAAAGATGGTTCCATATGCACTACTTTCTGATATTGCTGTATAAACATTTGATCCTGAAGTTGTTGAACCATCAGTTAGTGCTGTATCAGATGCATATCGCATTAATGTGCAAGTACCAACAGGTAAAGTGGAAGAAGTTGGAATTCTATCATCAATAGCTGCTTTTACTCCAGCGGGAGTAACCGCTCTTGCTGTATCAGTTCCAGTAGTTGCCTCTGAAGTTGTAGCTAACTCGACTACACCCGCTGTAGATTCAGATGCACTACTGGCTGCTGGTGCTAAAGCAACGATAGCCGAGGCAATTTTAGCAGGACTAACTACGCTCTCTGTTGTTCCTACACCTGCCTCCCAAGTTGCTTGTAGTTGAGAGTTTATGCCTAGATTAGTTAAGGCATCAGATGCATTTGAAGCACCTGTACCACCATCAGCAATAGCAAGATCAGTAATACCGGTAATTGAACCACCAGAGATATTAACATTCGATGATGCTTGAGTAGAAATAGTCCCTAATCCTAGCGTAGTTCTACCAGCAGAAGCATCGACATCATCAATTAATGATCTACCGAAAGATGTTAGGGATGTGACCGCATAAGTATTTGATCCGGTTGTATAAATTGTTTTATCTGCTGACGTAGTTAATCCAGAGATAGATGTTAATGCCGAGTTTAATTCTTGTGCATTTAATGTTGTTCTCGCAGCACTAGCATCAGCATCATCCAAAAGAGTTCTAGCAAACGATGAAAGGTCAGATACAGCATAAGTATCTGATCCTGTTGTATAAATCATCTTATCAGATGAGGTTGTCAAACCAGAAATAGATTGAAGGCCAGCATCGTAAGCCTGAACATTTGTGCCAATAACAACACCTAAAGTTGTTCTGGCCGCACTAGCATCAGCATCATCAATCAGAGATCGACCAAATGATGTCAAGTCTGTTGTAGCATAAGTATCTGATCCTGTTGTATAAATTGTTTTGTCAGACGAAGTAGTCAGACCAGAAATCGATTGAAGACCAGCATCATATGCTTGAACATTTGTACCAATAACAAGGCCAAGAGTTGTTCTTTGAGCAGATGCATCAGCATCATCCAAGAGTGCTAAGCCAGCAGCAGTAGGATCAACAGCAGCATACTCATCCAAGATTGCACTATAGGGTTGGAAAATCTTCCAAACAGCAGCGCCTAGGGAGGCATCTACACAAATATAAAATTTATCATTTGTGGTATCTATCCATATAGAGCCAACACCATATCCATCGCCACTGTCATCACCAACAGCAGGAGCAGTTGTTGCATTTAGTTTATGGATAGCGGCGATACCACCATTGGCAACTGGCAAAACACCAGAGACCGAAGAAGTTAAATCGATCTTTGGACCATTACCAGTAGTACCATCATGTTCATGACCAGTACTGCCATTGAAGGCATCTCTGATCGCATTAAATTCGGCATTTAAAGGTGCTGCTAAAACATCTTCACCTGTTTGAATATCCGCCGTAGATTGTCTAGTATAACCAGCCATTATTCACGTCCTTTTCCTGAAAATTCTGTGACAAAACCTTGAATTGTAAATGGTGCTCCCCCTTCTGTCACATAAGAAAATTGTGCAGAAAAGCAAGAACCTTGAATATTTGTTCTTAATAAATTTCTAGAAACACCGCCATAAACAGAACCATCATCGTAGGAAACTTCAGTTCCATAAACAACTGGTCCTGCGACTGTCTGACTAGTAAAATTAGGTGGGTTCAAAACGTACTCATCACCCCAATCAAATCGAACAGCAATATTAAAAGAAACACTACCTTCAGCCCGAATAAAAGTGTTTAATGTTCGTAGTAATTTTCTAATTTCAGTATCACCAAAGTCAAGATAAGGCGTAGTATAAACAGCAGTAACATCAGTTCCATTGAATGTATTACCTACTTCTTGACGAAAGACATAACCATCATAATCACCATGCAGAACATACTCTCTACCATCAATAAATCCAGAGAAAGCACAGTTTGCATGGATGCCCATTAGTTCTGCAAATTCCCATTTTTGACCACTGGTGTTGTTTAATCTGGAACTTCCAAGAATACCGTATGCGTCCGCTGTTGCATCTGAACTTCCGGACAAGAAGTATCTGAATTGAGTTTTATTCTTGATTACAACTCCAACCAAATCGTCCATATCATAGTTAGTGATAAAATTTTCGATAGTGTACTGTATACTGGAAGATAAAAGAGATAACTCTACGTCATTCTGTCGGTCAGTTCCGGCAATTGGACGGATACCATCAGGTGACAAGAACAACAGATTACCACCGATTTCAAGAAGAGAATCTCTGGCAACGATACCTAAGTTAGATGTAACATCTTGGAGTAAAAATCCAGCAGTCGTATCAGGAATGATTTTTTTAATGTACCTTTTACTAAAAACAAAGTTTTCATCACGAAAAGGTTTCATTGCCTGAACTTCATCACTGAAAATGATTTGTCCACCACCAGCAGCCGCGGTCCATGTTAAAGCATCTGAAGGAGCACAATAACAAACGACAGCTGGTGTATCTTCATCACCAGAAACAAATAAGTGATTTTTAAATGATGTAATAACAGAAGGCTTATCAATGAGTTGATTTCCACCGGGAGAGCCAGAAC